GAATTTGGAAAGAAGTTTTTGTGAGACAATAACATCATAGGTTCCAGGAAGAATCTTCAGATTCTCTTCTTTGAAGTTGAATACAAACTCTTCATCTGTTTCACCAACAATTATAGAGAAGTCATTAGATGTATCATTCTTCTTATCACGTGCTACCAGTTTGACAACACCATTCTCACCAATAGCAGAGATATCAGGAAGTTGGTATACAGATGCTGCTTTCTTTAGTTTCTCAAGTTGCTGACTAGTCAGAACAAAGCATACATCTTCAGAAGGAAGAGCAATATCTTTCTCAGGAGGAGAAACAATTACAGTTGGATCAGCAAAGAAATACTTAGAACGCATCTTGCCTTCTTTGATAGTGACAAACTCATCCCTTGCAAAGTCTAATTCAGGATTAGAGTGAAGAGACAGACCATTGAGGAACTGGTTAAGATCATAGATGCCAAAGTCCTTGGGGAACTCTTCTTCAATATTTGCTTCAACCAGAATGTTCTTCATTACAGAGATAGTGCGAAGTTTACTACCCTCTTTGAAGAGAATGGATTGATTGATTGAAGAGAAGTTCTTCAGAAGGTTTACAGTGGATTCAGAAAGTTTCATAAGGTGTGCCATTGGTGGTCTTATAGTGGTCATCAAAGTGCATCAGGAGCATAGCATAGTGAATGACTTTCATCAAGTCTTTCTTGTTCTTACCTGCTTTAGATCCATAACGACTACCATACTTAAGGATATTTGCCTGACAGAAGTTGGAAGCAAGTTCTTTTGCTGCCATCAGATCAAGAGTTTGAATATCCTTGTATCCAGGTTCAGAGGAGGTGTAGTGACTGTTATAAGTGCTACTCACATAATCTCTGATATCAGCTAAAATCTCTTCTTCATTGTACTTGAAATGAAGATTCTTTTGAGGAACAGGAATATGGGGAGATCTGTTTCTCTCCCTATCATAGTATTCCTCAGTGTGTTCATAATTGTCCATATTTAATTCATCATAAAGTAAAGACCAGGACGTCATAAAAGGGAGGATAATCCTCCCCTTATCATATCAATTTTCTTCTACTGTGTCAATAGAAAAGTCAACATCAACCTTGTCATAGAGTTCAATGAAGGACTGCTTGGTTTCTTCATCAAAGCGATTGGTGCAAACCTCAATTGCTTTCTCCTTGCTACCAAAGATACTGTAAGCACGCAGGATGTGAACCAAACGACGAGTGCTGATTACTTCCTCAATACCACCATCATAGAAGGTCTTGCGAATAATGTCTGCCCAATCAACCAGATGCTTACAGAAACCAGGTGCAACTACATGAAGTTCCTTAGCAACACTCTCAAGAATCTTCTGCTCAGTTGCAGGAGTTGGATATGCCTGCTCAAAGGTCACACAGAACCTTTCAAGGAATGCTTCATTGAGCACATTGGTTCCAATAAAGCGACCGTCATCTGAGCCTTTACCCTTAGTATTTGCAGTTGCAATAACATTGAATCCATCCTTTGGTTGAATATATTTACCAATCTTCTTGAGGAAGATGCCTTTACCTTCAAGAATAGATTGCAGACACAGGATTTTGTTAGAAGCAAGGTCAATCTCATCTAGAAGAAGAATAGCTCCTTTCTCAAGAGCTTCAATGACAGGTCCATTGTGCCAGACAGTTTCACCATTAACAAGACGAAAACCACCAATGAGATCATCTTCATCAGTCTCAATGGTGAGGTTAACACGAATCAGTTCCCTCTGGAGTTGCGCACACGCCTGTTCAACCAGGAACGTTTTGCCATTGCCAGAGAGACCTGTAATGAACGCTGGGTAGAATAGATTGGACTTAATAATTTTTTTAATATCTGTGAAATTACCAAACTTGACGAAGGTATCATCTTTCTGAGGAATAAGGTTTTGTTCAAATGCGGGAAGAGCAGGTGGTGCCTGATAGTCTTGTTCTAGTTTTTCTTGAACAGTAAGATTCCACTTACCACGACCTGATTTGTACTGTTCCAGTTTTTTAGATACAGTCTGATAGGTGGTTCCATTCATGTTACACCAGGCACGCACATCAGCAGAAGTTACATTGTTACCATAAAGGTTTTGGAGAGAAGAGACAACAAATTCAGTAGAGAGGGGCATGGTCAGGTGTGTAGTGTGTTTGTTCAACAGGTTAATTATAAAGGATCCAGAGGGGGTTTGGACCCCCCTGGAGACAGTTCCAGAACTGGTTCAGCAGACCAGATCCATGAACTTACTTAACACTTTTTTATTTAGAGACTTGTTCTTCAAATTTTTAGCAAAAGCAGATTTGATTTTTGCCTTAGTAGCACCTTCCTCAACACTCAACTCAGTGTCATTGTTGAGACCAGAAGACATGATTGCAAACAAGGATGTGTATCCAGACTCTTTGATGTCAAAATACTTCTCCTTTTTAGCACCCTTCATAACATTTTCAGAAACAAGTCCATACCTTCTGATAAAGGATCCAAAGTCCCTAGAACTAACAATTCTGATACCAATGAAGTTTGTATCAGGGAAGGACTGTTTCAGATCTTTGAGCAAGATTTCAGTGAACTTGTAGTAAGCATTAGGAACTTCATAGGTGAAACCAGTCTTACGATTACGAAGATAATCACCAGACCTCAGATGACGTGCACCAATAGTTTTTTCACCATGATAAGTCACTTCATTGTTTGCTGGAAGGTGGTTTGCTTCACCATCAGTCAATACAATACACTGAACCTTCTGAACATTGTTCTTGATTTTGAATTCAGGAATGATGTAATGAAGAGAGACCAATGCCTCATTCAAAGGAGTTCCAGAAAGAGCCATTGACTTAGGAGAATCATATTCAACCCAGTGACGCATACCAAAAGCAAGTCTCCAGATGTTAAGCATTTGCACTTCAACATCCTTCTTCTTCACATTACTTGAAAGAAGATTCATCAAAGAGGTGCTCTCATCAACATAAAAAGTTCCAACTCTCCTTTCAGTAAATTCCACAACTTCTTTCTGAGTGCGATACCTGTATGAGCAGGTGAAAGCATAGACATCATAAGGAATGTTTACCTTATTGCAGAACCAGATCAGAGAATAAAGTTGCTTGATAGTATCAAGAATACAGTCTCCCATGGAACCAGACCAGTCAAGAACAAAGACCAGACCATGATTCTTACCATCAGGAACAATGGTCACTTTCTTGAAAAGATCTTCATTGAACTTGTAAGTATGGAGTTTAGTGCAATCAAGCACACCAGTACGTGATGTAGAAGAACGAGAATAAGCATCTGCTGCTTTCTTGGACTCAAACTCTTTTACCAAGTAGTTGACTTCTTTCTGAGCACTCTTCCTGAATTTCTTATATTCATTATCAGGGAAAGCAAAACTCTTTGGAGGAGAAGTGCATTGACGACCCATAGAATCAAAATATTGACTCTCAACCATCTGCTCTTGATAGCATGAAGTAAGTTCATCATGAATCATCTGATTAGAGATGATCATCTCATTCATATCAATCTTTGGAATTTCAAGGAAAGTAGTATCTACACTATGAGAAGAGTTAAGACTTTGAGCACCTTCATTGAAGGCAGCATCAGTAGATACCTCTGGTTCAGAATGATCCTCTTCAATTTCTGGTTGAACATCATCAGTTTCACCTGCACTATCACCATCAGTGTGACCATCATCACTCTGCTGTTGAGCACTTTCTGTATCCTGATTTACTTCTTCTTCAATCTCTTTTTCAGAACTTCCTTGAGATGAATCTTTAGCAGAAGGTTGCTCTTCCTGATTCTTCTTGTTCTTTGTTTGACCCTTCACATACTTGTAAAGTTCTTCAGCAGCAAGAACTGCATCAGCAAAAGTTTCAGCACTAGAAATCATTTTGATGATTTCCATTTCTTCCCCATCATCAATGGGAATATCAACAAAGTTACCAATCTTGAAATAAAGATTAGCACGATCAGCAAGATTCATGTTTGAGAGATCTTCATCCTTGATACAGAAGAAGTCAGTCTCTTCAAATTCATCATATCCAGCATTGAAAGTCTTGTGCAGACCAGGATAGCGACGCTTCATCAGTTTCTCAATGCGAGCATCCTCAGTCACATTCACAAACTGTTGAGGAATACGACCTTCCCAATCCCACTCATTAGGAGTGTAGAGAGCATGACCAACCTCATGTGCAACAAGCAGATCATAGACTTTCTCACTTGCCCTTTTCCAGTTAGGCAGAGTCAAAACCCTACTCTCAATATTGAATTGAGCAGTTTCTACATCCCTGTGCTCAACAACAAGGTCTTCCTGAGCAAGCAACTTTGCTAGCTGGGACTTGATTTCGTAGTTGACAGGCATGAGTGGTTTGCTTTGTATGTGAATAGTCTACACCACTCAAATCAATTTTCAGCAACCTTGAACCAGTTTGTCAACTGGCACACAGCAGTCCCCTCTGGTTCATGTACTGCAATGTCTCTTTCAAATTTCCAATATGTCTTGATCCAATAGCAACTTGTGGATAGGTTGCTTCTTTACCAAATTCTTTTTCAAATGCTCTTTGAGTGAAGTGCTCATCAAGTCTGTAAATTTTAAATTCACCACCTAAGTGTTTTAAGAGTTCAATAATCCTTAAACTCTCTTGACTATCATTGCTGTAAATGACTGCTGTTTTACTGATCATTGTTGTTAGTAGTATCTGAATAAGTTATAACAATTTGTTTTGTTTCATCACCTTTACTGTTTACAACAGTTCTGAGTACTAATTTTCCATTCAATGCTTCAACAACTTGGTGAAGCAAATACCAAGGAACATCTTTTTTAGTCACGTTGCCTCCAGTCATCTGGTTTATCTTGTTTAAACCAGTCCACTATTTCATCAGCACCATCAAATCCTGTTTTATAATTAGATGGATCAGGATCACCTAAACCCATCTTATTCATAAAATCATCCATGCTGCCCTCCTGAATATCCTGAGCAGCATGTCTTCTTGCTTTTCTTAACCACTCCCTAGCAGTGGTGTTTGCTTTAGAGAGTTTTTCAGCCCAAATCATATCTTCAAGCTTCACTTCTTCTTTATTTGCAATCTTTTTGCAAATAAACTCAAGACGAAGTCTATATTGAGTTGATAGCATACACTTACACCAGATGTGTTATTTAGATTCTAACATAGATTCTAATTCAGTCACCTTGTTAAATTCAGCATATGCTGACTCTGACCTTTCAGAGAGGATGTCCAAGATGTCATTTTTGATAGTAGTGTTGTCAACATAGTCATCCAGATATCTATCTAGTGCTTCTTTCAGATACCTTTTTCTATGCCACTCTGGTGAGTATGGTTTGTAATCCATAATAAGGGAATCAGTATATTATATAGACTAATCCCCCACACCCATAGGATGTGAGGGATTTTAGTGAGTATTCTCCTAGATCAAGGGTTTACTTTTTAGTGGATTCAGTAAGGATATGCCTGCAGAACCTCCTTGCTGTACTGTCTATGATACCACATTCTGAAATGCATTGGAAGTATTCAGATACTTGATCGTATTTTGCTTCAACAGTTGATTTTTCATCCCACTTCCATGATGCTAGTTCATTGTGTGAGACAAGATTTTGCATAATTTCTCCAATTCACATATTATATAGTCAGCGTATGCTAACTTAATGTAGTTCTTGTTACATTTTACTCAACTACACAAAACTACTAAAACCTTTAATCTTTTCAAATTTAAGGACTTGTTCAAACTTATCCTCCATTCCAGTTTTATGAGAGATAACAAAGATGTTAGCATCCTTAATCACATAACTGATGATCTTGAGGAAATCATCAGTACCAAAACCATCAAGAGATGAATCAAAAACTTCATCCATAATCAAAAGATTAGTATTGACAGAGTTCTTGAACCTTGCTACCTCTCTCCAAGTGAAAAGAAGAGCAAGGTCAATTCTCATTTTCTCACCTTCAGAAAAGGATGAGTATGTAAAGTCTTCATGGATTGGTGTTTCAATTGTCTCATTGAACTCCTCATCAAGTTTAAAGTTGATAAAGAATTCCATCATCTGCAGATACTTATTAACCTGCTGGTTGATAAGTGGAAGATACTTCTGGATGATTTTTGCTTTTACTCCACTGTCTTTAAGAAGACTGTAAGTGAAGTCATAATAGGAAATACTTTCTTTTCTCTTAGCAAGTTCCTCATAAGTGCTCTGCAGATTGTCTCTAAACTGCTCTAGCTTCTCATGCTCAGTATTTCTGTTCTCAATCTGACTGGTGATAGTTTGAATTTCTGATTCCAGTCGTCTGATCTGTTGATGATGCCCAGAAATGAGAGCATTGTTTTGATTGATGTCATTAAGTAACTTGCTTACAACTTGAGAAAGGTTATTGAATTGTGACTCTCTGTCCTCTTCCTCTTTGATTGCTTGTTGGAGTTGTTCATACCCCTTCTGCAAATCCTGTGCTTTATTTTGAGAGTCTTCAATTCTATTTAATCTAAACTCCTCCTCAATGTGCTGATCACAGGTAGGGCAAACCCTATTTTCATTGAAAAATTTGTGTTCCTTAACAATGTTCTGTATCTTCTGTGACAACTTACCTTTGATGTTACCATACTCCTTGAGTTTTTCTCTTGCACCTACAAACTCTTGCATATTATTTGATTGAGCAGATGCCTCTTCTTGGAGATATGCATTCTGTTTGGTAAATTTTTCAATCTCATCATCAAGGTCAGCAATTGTTTCAACCTTTTGATCAATAGTCTTCTTGCTTTGACTACTAATCTCTTCAATAAAGTTCTTTTGCATATCAACTTTATCTTTTAGAGAGATCTTTTTGTGATCCAGTGTCTTGACTTCATCCCTGATACCACGAATCTTCTCTTTGAGAATCACATTCATAGAAGAGAAGATCTTGATATCCAGTAGATCTTCAACAACCTCCCTCCTACTAGACACAGGCAGTTGCATAAAAGGAACAAAGGTACTACTACCCAGAATGACAATCTGTGTAAATGACTTGTAGTTCATTTTTAGAACAGTTTGTTCCAACCACTTCTGCTGTTCTGCAGCAGAGTGAGATTGATTCAATTCCTCACCATTCCTATAAATCTTGAAGATATTTGGTTTGATTCCTCTCTCAACTTTCCAGTCAATACCATTGGTGTTGAACTCAATTACAACCAAACAATTCTTCTCATTGGTTGTATTGATCAACTGATTCTTATTGATCTTCCTAAATGCCTTTCCATACAGAGAAAATGTAAGAGCATCAAGAATAGTGCTCTTACCTGCTCCATTAGATCCAATGATCAATGTAGTTGCAGACTGATCAAGATTAACAGTGGTTGGGTGTTGACCAGTTGAAAGAAAATTAGACCATGTTATCTTCTGGAAGGTTATCATCTGTATCAGGGGGTATCACAATATCATTGGGTGTTATCACAGTATATCTGTGATCATGCATTTCGCATGTCTTGATCATTACTTCATCTTCTATTTCTAGCACAGTCATGTCAGGATAGTCAAGGTCTTCCAATTGCATGGCATACCTTTCAGCATCATCCTTCTCTTGAAAGATATAGAGAACCTGCTCTTCATCTTCATCTACAACTGAATATGCTCCTTCTTTTTCTTGTCCTTTTATTGCTATGATATACATCAGATTTGTTCACAAGCTTCTTGATAGACCTCTTTGACAAGTGATTGAATAATAGATTTATCTAGTTCTGTTTCAGACTCATCAATATATCTATCTAGTATAGAAATAGTGTCCTCTGATTCTTCCATATCTTCTTTGTCCCAGACCAGAGTATCTACTGATGTGAAAGCAAAGTTCTCAATGATTTTAAGATCAGCAATACTAGATGAGTAAAGTTTATCAATAAATTTCTCAAACTTTACTGTGTCTGTCTTCTTTCTTACAATAACTTTGACTAGTTTGTTTGTGTACTTACTAGCATCAAAGAGTTGATGATCAGTATCTTCATAGTAGATGATATGAAACAGTCTGTAAGGGTTCTTAATTGGTGTGTGTTCAAGAGTTTCAGTATCAAAGAAGTGAAACCCTCTATCATCATTTACATCTGACCAGAACATCTCATAGGGGTTGCCCAGATAATATACAGTTCCATTGTCAGATCTTGTGTGATAGTGCCCAGAGAAAACTTTTTTAAATTTATCAAACACAGTGCTTGAAAGACCATGCTCCATCACAATCTTTTTATTCACTCTGAAACCTTGTAGTTCCAGATGACCCATAGCAACATCACACTTAGTCTTATTGATGATGCTTAGAGTCTCATTCTGATTCTCTTCATTGATCCAGGGAATGAAGAGGGTATTGAGTCCATCAACATTTACTTCTGTTGGAGAAGAATAAACCTTTATATTATCATACTCTTTGAGGAGTAAATCAACTGCATTGATTTCATTAGTGTTCTTGTAATATGCATCATGGTTCCCTACCATCAGATGCATTGTAATACCTCTCTCTTTGAGAGGATCAAACACTACTCTCTTTGCCCATTTGAGAGATTTAAACTCAATACCCCTGCGACTATCAAAAGCATCACCCATATGGATAATAGTATCAATACCTTGTTCATCCAGAGCAGGGAAGAAGATGTTCTTGTAGAACATTTCAAAATAGTCATGAAAAAGTTGTGAACCCTTTCTTGCTCCATAATGTGTATCAGTGATAATCGCAACCTTCATTAGTTTCTCAACTTACTGTGAACATTATCCTTAATCTGATTATAGTCAGAATAATTGCCACTGTCAAGATCATTTGCATCAAAGACCTCATCAAAGTTAGTCTTCTCAAGGATTTTGTTCTTGATTTCTAACTGTTTCTTTTCCTGTTGGATTCTTCTCAAGAAAGCATAGTAAATGATTTGAGTGAAGTAAGCAAAAGGATTCTTGGACTTTTCAGGATTGAAGTTATGAATATATCTTACACAGTTTTCAATACCATCACAGATCATATCATCTTTGAACATGTAGTTCACAAAGTTTGGTTTATATGATAGGTGGTTGGCAATCTTCAAGAAGCACTCACCAATATACTTTGGAATCTGTGGTTTAGGTTGATCATTTAACTTTGCTTTTTCTACCTGAGCAAAATAGTTCTCAAGTGCATTCAGAAACTCTTTGTTGTTTACATAGTGCTCTGATTTCTTCTGTCTTGCCATGATAGGTCTTCCATATGCAGTTGTCATTAATTGATAATATAAAGTTACCTGTATTATACCAAACTTTGATTCAAACATCAACAGCTTGACAGGTATCTAATTTGTATGTAGACTAGGTTTGTTGCTTTTGAAGAGAAGTTACGAGCTCTATTGAGTCTTTGAGTCTAGTTTATAGAGTTTCTCTAGGATTTCTTTTGCTTCATGAACAGTAGAGATGTATCCCATCTTTCTATTCAGTTTGGAAAAGTTAGACTTATTTGCTTTACGTACATAGTCTTGATAGAACATAATCATTTCAATATCATTACATTCACTCATAGTAAGAACATCATCTAAGTTGATGATGAACATATCATCCTTAGTTGTTTTTAACCATGGTTCAAATGAATATCCTGTTACCTTTCCTCTAATCTTTATTTCTTCTACTGTAATTGGATTATGGACAATTAATAAAGTTCTGTCTCCTTCATCAGTAGGAGCAACCTTACAAAAGATTTCATCACCACATTTTAATTTAATGGTTGAGTAAAAATCATCTTCAATCATATAGTGTCCTCCTTTACTAGTCTTTTATGTTGATTGATATAATCTCATAATTGAATTGTTCTTGTGCATAAATTTTGATTCTTTCAATAAAATGATTAAGGGTATAATTTTTCCTTGAATTAAGAGTCAAATCATCAGCAATATCATACAATTTTGCTTTTACTTTGTCTTTGCCTTTTCTTAGGACTCTACCAATACTCTGTAAGTTTCTTACACGAGACTTTGATGGAGAGGCAAATATCACATTGTGTAAATTCTTGATGTTAATACCTGTGCTGAAGGTTCCATAAGAGGCAACAATAATGGCATCCTTTTGTTGTTCTGTAATCTCTCTTACTTGTTCCCTATCTTCAGCATCAACACCACCATGGATGAAGAAAACTTTTCTATCACCTTGTACACTTTTATTTATTAAATCAAAAAGAACAGCACCATGTGCCTCCACTCTGCTGTATAGAACAAGAGTGTTTCCTTTCAGGTCAATAGAAAGATTCTTGATGAAGTTATTTCTTTTCTCATGACCAATTAAAAATTGAATCTCATCTTCATAAGTATCAAACTTCTTTGGTTTGTACTTCAAGACTAAACATCTGATATCAAGTTGAGCAAGATGTCCCTCTTCTTGAAGTTTCTTTGTTCCAGTTACTTTGTATGATGGACCAAACAATCCCTCTAGCACCCACTTATGGGTCTGTGTGCCATCTAATGTACCTGTGAAACCATATCTATACTTTGCATGGTGTAACTTGTCCATGATGCCCACCAGAGACTTACTCTTGAATAGGTGTGCTTCATCACCAATCACAACATTGTAATCTTCAAAAAAGGTGCGATCTAATTTATAAACAGATTGCCAGGTTGTAATGGTTACTTCATTAGTATTTACTCTCTCCCTACCAGCATAGATTCTATGGCAGTGATTCTCAGCATCCCAACCATAGTCTTGAAAGTCCTTGAACATCTGCTCTACAAGGGATGTGGTGGGGACTACAAGTAAGATCTTTTGTCCTCTTGCTACAAAGTATCTTACAATAGAGTAAATCATGAATGACTTACCAGATGCTGTTGGTGAGATGAGAAGTTTTCTATTGAACTTCAATGCATCATGAACAGCATCAATCTGATAGTCTCTTGGTTTGAATGAAGTAATAGACTCCATATAGTCCTTCACTCCTTCTTCAGAAATCAATTCATTGACTTCAAATGGAGGACCATAGAATTTATTATCTTCAAACTCATAGGAATAACCAGAGTTCTCACAAAACGCAACAACTTTATCAAGAAGACCCACATAGATTCTCTTGGTCTTCATGTTGAATAGATGAACAAATCCATCCCAGTACTTACTGCGATACTGAGGCATGAATTTTTTATTTGGAACCTCAAATGTGAATCTATCTCTCAGTTCATATTCAATATGAGGTTCTGTTTTAATCTTCAGGTAAACTTCATTTACCTTCTGGATTGTCAAATCTGCCATACTGTAGGATTCACCTACAGATATTTATCACATGTTTGAGAACTGATGTTCCAAAACAATTCTATAAAACAAGTCCCTCATTGACTGAAGATCTACTTGTTCCTGAGGGTCTCCACCAGACCATTGTTTGTGGTGAAAATCTAATGATTTGTGAATTAGTTTAACTGCCTCAATGGGCAATTCCAAATGATAGAGATCATCTTCCATTAGCCCAGTCCTGATTGAAACTTCATGTAATCTATGCTGTTTTTGATTTGATATGTTCTATTTGATATTTGCTTTAGTATCTCTTCAAGATACTTCAACATTGTATCATAATAATCAATTTTTAAATTGCTATTGGAAAGTTTCTCATCAGCACTGAGATATCTTTCCATGTCATTCTTGTCTCTTACTTTTTTGGGAAAGGGATTTTGTGCATACACTTCTGGATCTGCTCTTCCAGAATAGTATTGATGCCTTTCATGTCTTATATTCTTTCTCTGCTGTTCTGCTTTTTTCCTTAGCAGATATATGTTATTGTAAATTTCATAATATTTGGAATGAAGAGTGGGAATTTTGAGTGATTCAGTATGAAGATTATCTATATCAATTTTAGCATCTCTCTCCCACATCTTCTGTATCTGTTCAAGGTCAACCATTAACAGTTAGCATCAGTCTTTTTGAAATTGTATATAGTATACTTGAATGATACCTGTGCTGTCAAGGGTTGCATGTCTGTGACTGTTGAATCAAAATCTAAAGTTGAAAGTTGATAAGGGAACATGTCCTCAAATACAACTTTTATTTTGACTTGATTTTGAGAATCAAAAACACTCAATACTCCATTTGAGTATAGATTCATCATCCCTTGTGGATATGTATTTTTATATGGTCCTTTATTCTGCCAATCATAAATTTGACTTAAGTCATTTGGAAAACCAATGCCCCTTATCCAATTTTGAATTTCCATGTAGTTACCAAGATCCTCATCAACCATGAAGTTGAGAGTAAGATCACCAAAGTCAATGATCTCACCTGGAATAGGAATGCTTTTTGTGTAAGAAGGTTGTTCTACAATGCCAAGATTCAGATCAGGAATATTCACCTGTTGACCATAATATCCAACTGTTGGTGCTCTCATGATAGAGAGATGAAACCCAGTTGGATATAGGAAGTTTCTATTCTCAGGTACACCTCTAAATGTTCTAGCCATATCAGTCACTTAAAACTTGACTACCTTCAAATCCACCATTTGTCCCATCAGTATTAATGATGCGATTATCTGCTGTGGATTTGATAGGAAATACCTTCCTATCATTATATGTTTCAGTCCACCTATTTGAACCAACATAGAACAATGTCTTAGTAGAATCTAAGATATGTGGTTTTGTGATGTAGTAAGCCATTGAAACATTTTTAGTTATTTATGATAAGACATAAAAAAAGAGACCCCAAGGGGGTCTCTTGAATACCAGATGTGGTATGAATCACATGAGGTTCTTGACAGCAACTCTTCTGTAGTATCTGTTGCTGTTGACTCTGAGTCTGCCCAGACCCTGAGTAGCACCTTCTGCAAATGGGTTGGCAACCATACCATATCTGGTCTTGAAGCCAATTTTTGGTTGA